TATACCTGCATGGTTAGACGAAAAGTCTAGTAAGCTGTTGGGTCTTCCTGAAGGTACAAGTTACTTTCCTGAATGGAAGGACGATGAAACATTACGAATAGACGAGATGGAAATTAAGGCAACCAATGGATCAAAGTATTGGGAAAGCCTGTACATGCAAAACCCCACACCTGATGAGGGTAGTCTTATCAAGAAGAACTGGATCAACTGGTGGGAGTACGAAGAACCACCAAGCTGTGACTTTATCATGCAAACTTATGACACTGCCTTTAGTACAAAGACAACAGCAGACTACAGTGTTATACAGACGTGGGGAGTGTTTCATTTCCATGAGGATAGTGAGGACGGTATAGAGGGAGTAGCAAGTAATTTGTTGCTACTGGGTAGTGTACGTGGTAGATTTGAATATCCTGATCTAAGACGTATTGCACAACAGGAATATCAAAAGCATAAGCCTGATATTTGTGTGGTAGAAAAGAAAGCAAGTGGACAGTCACTCATACAGGACATGAGAAGAAGTGGTCTTCCTGTCTTGGAGTATATGCCTGACAAGGACAAAGTGTCAAGAGTATTTACTGCTTCTCCCTTGTTGGAAGCAGGAAGAGTGTGGTTACCAAAGGGAAAGGAATGGGCAAGAGAATTGTACGAGGAAATGATACTGTTTCCCTATGGCAGACATGATGATCAGGTGGACGCAATGACCATGGCAATACATTATGTCAAGGACAGTTGGCGTTTGGAACATCCTGAAGACCCGGACTGGGAGGACGATGTTAATCCACGCAGGCAGAAACGTGTTGCATATTGGAGAGTTTGAGGTTATAATCTAAAAATGAAACTTGCATATGAATTAGAAAAGAGGCAGGACTTTTATTTTCCTGTCAACGATGATCACTTTTCAGGAGAAGAGTATCAAAAGCCACACAGAATAAGAAGTTTACAGTTTGTAGATGACTTTGATGTTGCATTGGATGTAGGCAGTCATGTAGGTACATGGGCAGTAGACTTGTGTAACAAGTTCAATAAGGTTTATTGTTTTGAACCAATTGAAATACACAGGGAATGTCTTACACGTAATCTGTCAGGTTTTCCTAGTGATAGATTTGAAATACTACCTTATGCACTGGGAGCAGAGAATGATGTAGAGATTGCACTGGAGTACGCTGCGGAAGGTAATAGCGGTACTGCTTCAATCACTACGGATGTAGAACAGGGAGAGTACAAGGCAGTACTAAAGACACTTGACTCTTTTGACTTTGAAAAGATTGATTACATTAAAGTGGACGTTGAAGGTTTTGAATTACAGTTTCTCAAGGGAGCAAGTGAAACAATCAAACGTACAAAACCTGTAATCAATATTGAAATTAAAAATACGTGTGAACGATTTGGTACTACACAACAGGAAATAGCAGACTACCTTGTTGCTGATCTGGGTATGGACTGCGTAGGTAAAACAGTAGCAGATTATATTTTTGTTTATCACACATAACAATTATACAGCAAGGGCAATATAAAACATGGCAACTGAACGCAATCCTTTTGATCCTATTCCTTCAGTAGAACTTTCAGTCGTAGAGATTGAAACTGAGAATGAAGATTCAAATGCAAGCATGGAATACGATCCTAGTGATGGTGGTATTGTAGTAGAGTTTAAGAGTAATCTTAATGAAGGCTTGTCTGACGAACAGATCGAGGAGAAGGACGAAGAGTTTTTTAGAAACTTGGTAGACGATCTGGACGAAGAAACTCTTGAAGACATTGCCATTCAAGTACATGACAACTTTACTGCAGACAAGGACAGTCGAGCAGAATGGGAAAGTATGTTTGAACGTGGCTTTGATCTGTTAGGTCTAAAGCTGGAAGAAGCATCAGAACCATTTGAAGGTGCATGTACTGCAGTTCATCCAATCCTTATTGAGTCAGCAGTTAAGTTTCAGTCAAAGGCAACACAGGAATTGTTTCCTGCCAGTGGACCAGTAAAGTCCCAGATCATTGGTGAAGTATCAGAAGAAAAAGAAAAGCAAAGCCATAGAGTCAAAGACTTTATGAACTATCAGATCACTGAACAAATGCCTGAGTACTTTGACGAGTTTGAGCGTATGCTCTTTCACCTGCCGCTTATTGGATCAGCATTTAAAAAGATTTACTTTGACAGCAGTTTAAACCGACCTGTATCAGAGTTTGTTCCTATTGACCAGTTTTATGTGTCTTACTATGCTACCGATCTACGCAGAGCAGATCGCTACACGCATGTTATCTATCGCTCACCAGTAGAGATGCAGCGAGACATGGCAGCAGGAATGTACGCAGACATAGACCTACCTGAAGCAAGTACACCAGAGTTTGCTCCTATCAGTCAGAAGATGGATACAATTATGGGTCTGTCTCCTTCTGGTAGTCACGATCCACAGTACGTTCTTCTTGAGCAGCACTGCTATCTTGATCTGCCCGGTAAGTTTGCAGACGATGATGGTTTGTCTCTTCCCTATATTGTTACCATTGAAGAACAGAGCCGTCAGGTTTTGTCTATTCGCAGAAACTACAATAAAGATGATCGACGCAGAGAAAAGAAAATCTTCTTTACTCATTATCGTTTTGTTCCCGGTTTTGGTTTTTATGGTCTAGGATTGATTCATTTCCTTGGTAATCTTACCATGACTGCAACTGCAGCAATGCGTAGCTTGGTTGATGCAGGTCAGTTTGCAAACCTACCCGGTGGCTTTAAGGCGAAGGGTATGCGTATTGTAGGTGACAATGATCCGATTGCTCCCGGTGAGTTTAGAGAAGTTGAAGCTACAGGTAATGATCTGTCCAAGATGATCATCAATCTGCCATACAAAGAACCTTCACAGACTTTGTTTCAGATGCTTAACTTTGTTACTGCTACTGCACAGAAGTTTGCCGATACAACCGAACAGGTTATTTCAGATGCAGCAAGTTACGGTCCTGTTGGCACAACAATGGCACTGTTGGAAGCAAGCAGCAAATTCTTTAGTGCAATTCACAAACGACTACACAAGTCACAACATGACGAATTTAAATTACTAAGTAGAATTAACTATGAATATCTACCTGAAGAATCAATGGTAGATATTCCAAACGGTACACTTAATATCTATCGTAATGACTTTGATGGCAGGATTGATATTATTCCTGTATCTGATCCTAATATTCCTTCCTCTGCACACCGTATGATGATGGCACAGCTTGCACTGCAGTTGTCTCAGTCAGCACCTCCCGGTATGTTCAATGTGGAAGAACTTAACAAGACAATTCTTCAGGCAGCAAACATTCCTAATCTGGACAAGATCATGCCTGAAAAGCCTTCACCAATGCCTCTTGATCCTGTTAGTGATATTCAAGCTGCAGTTAAAGGTATGCCAATTCAAGCATTTGTTGGTCAGAACCACGATGCACACATTCAAGTAAAGACCATGTACATCCAAGACCCGATGAATGGTGCTAATCCTATGATGCAACGTATTGTTCCTGTACTGCAAGCAAACATTCAGGAACATATGGTGATGAAGTATCAGGAACAGATTAGTGGTGTGTCAAAAGAAATGATTGCACAGTACGGACCTGAAGCTGCTGCTGCAGGTGTGGACGTACAAGACCCACGTCTTATGGAACAGGTTATTGCTGCTGCTGCACAACAAGTGGCACAGGCAAATCAAGCTGCAGCACAGATGCAAATGGCAGCTACACCTGAAGCACAGATGGTTCAGATTGAACAGCAGCGTCTGGGTGTTGAGCAACAGAAAGTTCAAACACAGATGGCAAAGGAAGCTGCTACTGCCGCTAACAAGAACCGTGAACTTGATCTAAAGGAAATGGAAATTCAGTTGAATATGTTCAAGGAAGGTGCTAACCTTTCTAGTGCAAAAGAAGAAAAAGAACTGGATCGTAATGCAAAGAAAGCAATTGCAGCTTTGGATGCTCTTATTGATCTTGCCAAGACAGAAGCAAGCATTGACAAGGACAAGGCACTGAAAGCAGCAGACATGTTAACTAACTTTATTGGACAGGCACGTAGGGGATAATAGGTTTTGAACTTTTGGGATGAGTTGAATTTAAAGTACGAAGAAAAAATACTAGACTTAAAAAATTCTCTTGCATATGGCAACGCTTCAAGTTACGATGAATATCGTCACGCAGTGGGTGTGATTGAAGGTGTGGAATGGGCAACTGAATGCCTCAAGCACATTGTAAAACAACGTATCTATGAAGAGGAGGATATGGACTAGATGCAAGCAGTACGAATGGATAAGGCAGTTGATGCTGCTGATTGGGTAACAGACGAGAGTGCAGTAAAGGTAGACCTTAAAAGTTTGCCAAGCATTCCCGGCTTTCATCTACTGGTTCTTCCAGTAGCAGTAAAGCAGAAGACAAAAGGTGGTATTATTCTACCTGATAAAGTAAAGGACGATGTAGCTTACCTCACTACCGTTGCTAAAGTTTTAAAGAAAGGTGACTTAGCTTACAAAGACGAAGACAAGTTTCCTAACGGAGCATGGTGTGAAGTAGGTGACTATATTTGTTACGCAAAGTATTCAGGACAGAAGTTTATGTACAAAGGTATGAAGCTACTTCTTATCTTTGATGATCAAGTAATTATGAAAGTTGAAAAGCCAAGTTTACTTGATCCTACATATCATCTTTCAAATTAAATTTGTATCTTATAATAATTTATTGTAATATACTAATACAGCGGGTAGATTAAACCAATACGTTAGATTCGCTGCTAACGGGTAAGAGAAAAAGGAAATATATTAATGAGTGAAGAATGGTCAACAGTTGACGTAAATTCAGATGAGGACAAAACTCCTAAAGTTGAGTTTGAAGTTGAAGAAGAAGAAGAATTAGAAGCTGCACCAGAAGTTAAGAAGGTTGAGAAGAAGCAAGAAAAAGAAGAAGAACAACCTGAAGAACTAGACGGTATTCAGACCAAGGGTGCAGAGAAAAGAATTAGACAATTAATTCGTCAGCGTAAAGAACGCGATGAAGAATTACAACAGCTACGTAGTGAAATTAATAATCTACGTTCTGCTGTACAGGAAAGAGATACACAGCTTTCTTCAAGTTTAAAAAATTCTATTGACAGCACTGAGAATCAATTAGAATCAAACATTGAAGCAGCTAAACAGTTATACAAGCAAGCCGTTGAATCAGGTGATACTGACGGAATGCTGACAGCACAAGAAAGCATGAGCAAAGCCTATGCAGAAAAAAATCGTGTTGAACAGCAGAAGGCAGCTTGGGAAGAATACAATCGTGCTTTAGAGTCAAATGGGCAGCGAGCAGCACAAGTTGCACAACAGCAACAACAGACTCAAGAGTACGATCCAAAGGCAGTAGAATGGGCAACTAAAAATTCATGGTTTGGTCAAGATCAGATTATGACTGCCGCTGCTCTTACTATTGACCAAGAACTGAAGGGTGAAGGTTATGATCCTTCAGATGATGATTTCTACGAGGAAGTTGACAATCGTTTACGTCATCGTTATCCTCACAAGTTTCAGGATATTAACTCTGAACCTGAAACACCTCGTTTGCAGGACACGACTACAAGTTCTGCTCAAGTGGTAGCGGGTGCGTCACGCACACCAAAAACTTCTCAGAGTAGCAATAAAGTCAAACTTACTCAAGAGGATGTAAGGTTGGCAAATAAATGGGGTATACCACTTGAAAAGTACGCTGCTGAAAAGCTAAAGGTCGAACAGGCTGATGGCGAATACACCAGTGTTTATAGTTAAGCGTGGATAAGGAAGGACAAATACAATGACACGAAACACAACATCACGAGAATCAAGCATGAGGGAAAATAAAACTCGTAGAGTTTTTGAAGAACCAAATTGGTTAAATATTCCTGACACAGTTCGCAACCGTTTTAAGAGTGAAGGAATGTCTCTTCGCTGGCTGCGAATTACTTTGAAGGGACAAGACGACATTCAAAACATTGGCAAGCGTTTAGCCGAAGGTTGGGAATTAGTCAGTCAGGAAGAAGTTCCTGAAATGCTTATATCTTCCGTCGTGAGGGAAGAAGGACGATATGCAGGAGCGGTCTGTCGTGGAGACTTGGCTTTAGGCAAAATGCCTACTGACCTAGCTGAATCTCGTCAAGAATACTATGAAAACAAGAGTAGAGAGGCAGTACAAGCTGTTAACATGCAGCTAATGAACAACTCTGATTCTCGTATGCCTATCTCTAACTCTAGTCGATCAAAAGTTACAACAGGACGGCGAGCGTCTTTTCAAGATTAGTTTGTTTTCCTGTTTGTCAATGTATTTAACAAGGAAAGGAACATAGTGTTATGACTACTACTAAGACACTAAATGGACTTACTCCTTCCCGCATTCGTGGTGGTGCACCAAACAGCAAAGCCACAAATGACTATCCAATTGCGAGTGCCTATGACACTAACATTTTTACTGGTGATATCGTCGTTAACAATGCTGGGAATATTGAAGTTCTAACTACTACAACTCAGAAAGCCATGGGTGTTTTCATGGGTTGCCGTTATGTTGCTAATGGTGAACCAAGCTGGTCAACTTACTGGCCAGCTAATACTTCAGTAACAGAAGCATATGCTGCTGTTGTTGATAATCCACAGGCAACATTTATTGTTCAGGCAGACGCAACAGTTTCTGCTGGAGATATCAATTCACAAAACTTTAATGTTACACTTGGTGCAGGTTCTACCTTTACTGGCAAGTCAGGATTTGGAATTAAAGCCAGCACTCGTACAACAGGAAATGCAATGCTTCGTGCAATTGCAGTTCTTGATGTACCGGGTAATGACATTGCTGTTAATACAGAGCGTGCCTTCCCCAAGCTGGAAGTTCGTATCTTGAAGCATGTGGATGCATATATCTCTGCTGATGCTTCAGTAAACTAAGTAAGGGAAAGGAGTAATTAATAATGGCTATTAATCGCGCTAGTATTGCTAAAGAGCTTCTTCCCGGTCTAAATGCCGTTTTCGGTCTTGAGTATGGTGATGTTGATAATGAACATGCACCTCTATTCGATATTGAAAATTCAGATCGTGCATTTGAGGAAGAAGTTCTATTTACTGGATTTGGTTCTGCACCTGTTAAGAGTGAAGGTGCTGCTGTCCAGTATGATGACGCACAAGAAAGCTACACTGCTCGTTACACACACGAGACAATCAGTCTAGCCTTCTCAGTTACAGAAGAGGCAATGGAAGACAACCTCTATGACACATTTGCCAAACTACGTGCACGTGGTCTTGCCCGTGCAATGGCAAACACCAAGCAGGTAAAAGCTGCAGACGTTTTCAATAACGGCTTTAGCAATGCTTATCTTGGTGGTGATGGTCAGCCACTATTCAGTGACAACCATCCAGTCATTGATGGTGGTGTTCAAGACAATGATCTTGACGCTACCGATCTTTCAGAAGCATCTCTCGAATCTGCTCTTATCACTATCTCCAAAGCACAGGATGATCGTGGTATTCTAATCGGTATTCGTGCAGAGTCTCTTCACATTCCACCTGATCTTGCCTTTACTGCAGATCAGATTCTAAACAGCACATTAAGCACCACCACTGCTACTAACAGCACAACTGGTGTTACTAATGTCAATGACATTAACAGCATTCGTAATCAGGGTCTAGTTCCCGGTGGTTTCTTTGTAAACCATCGTTTCACTGATACAAATGCTTGGTTCTTAAAGACAGACGCACCAAATGGTACAAAGATGTTTGTTCGCGCACCACTACAGACCAAGATGGAACCTGACTTTGATACAGGTAATCTTCGGTTCAAGGCACGTGAGCGTTACAGCTTTGGCTGGTCCGACTGGCGTGGTTTTTATGGTGCTTCAGGTTCTTCCTAATAGTACCATAATAAACTAAAGAAAGTAAAGGGTAGGGAAAGAAAACTAAATTATTTTTCCCTGCCCTTCTTTCTTTTGTATTTAGGTTTTATGAAGTATAATAAACCTAGTTTTATTATATGTCTAAAGGAAAAAATAAATGCCAACCAACATTCGACAGGGTTTTGTAACAGGCAGTGGTGCAGTTGTGGATGTTGCTTCAAGCGTTACAGTTGCTGATACACGTGTTCGTTCTCTTAATGCTTCAGGCGTAGGTACTTTTTTAATTACAGGTACATCTACAGATGAGTACGGAACACTCAAGGGCAACAATATTAAGTTTGTAAATACAACAAACAATGATGTAAATGAAGTGTATGTTCCTGAATTTGGCATTCGTATGAATGGTCCAATAAAAGTTTCTGCTCCTACTTCCGCTTCTACGGTAGCAGTATTCTATGGCTAATTACACATATCTTGTAAATGATATTATTAATGCATGTGAGAATGACGGTACAGAGTTTTTAAACTACGTACCTAATATGGTCAATCGTGCAGAAGAAAGACTTACCAAAGACCTAGATGACTATGGTTTGGTAACGTACACTTCTGTTGCTGTAAGTCTGGGTAATAATATTGTTACTCTTCCTACAGGTACACGTGTTATAAAAAATATCAATATTTCAAGTAATGCTACAAAAATTAATCTGCTTCAAAGAACAGATGAATATCTAAATGACTACTGGCCTGTTTCAGCTTCAACTGCAGAGCCACGATATTATTCTCCTCGTAACAATAGTACAGTATTAATTGCACCTACACCTGCTTCTACGTACAGTGGACAGGTAGTACATGTAAGCAGACCTACTACTCTTACTTCTGCTACACCGACAAACTATTTTTCTGACTACTGTTATGATTTACTGTTCAATGCATCAATGATTGAAGCAATGTTATTCCAAAAGGATTGGCCTGCTGCTCAGTTATATGAACAGAAGTATGGTCAAGTTCTTGAACTACAGCGCAATCAGGCACGTAGAACAAGACGCGATGATATGCAAACTCCTGCAAGTCCTGCAGGTGCAGACAATAACTTAGTACCAAACACTAATTAATAGAAAAGGATTTTTAAAATGCCCGGACCAGCAGCAGCAGTTCCAATTGTATTAGCAGCAGGAATAATTCGTGCGGTTGCTCCTAGCGTTGCACGTACACTTATACAAAGTGGTGTAGCTAAAAAAGCAACTAAAAAAATGGTAGACTCAATGAAAGGTTATATTCCTAAAGCTACTAAAAAAGAAGCAGAAAATCTAGCTAAGAAACCTGCAGGAAGAACATCTCCTACTTCTGCACGACCGCCTAAAAATACAGGAGTGGGTCAACAAAAACCTACTGGCAATAGAGGTGCGGGAAGAAAACCTCCTAAAGAAAAAACACCTAATACTTCTACATCTCCCACTTCTGCACCAAAACCTAAAAATACTGGTGTAGGTCAACAAAAACCAAGACCTACTGGTAATAGAGGTAAGGGAAGAAAACCTCCTAAACAACCAGTTACGGCAAAAACACCTAAACAACCAACATCCTCATCTAAACCAACACCACCATCTAAGCCAAGAATATCTGATGTTGGTAAAACAGCAATAGGAATTGCTACTACAGCTGCTGGTTTAGGTGGTTTATCTTCTTTAAAAAATAATGAGCAAAATAAAAAATTAGAACCTGTTCCTGAAGTAAATGTTCGTACTTTACCTGAACCAAAAACTGTTCCAGAACCAAAACCAAAAACTGCTCCAAAACCTAAACCAAAACCAAAGGAAAAGTTTGACACTGAAGGTGGGTTATATAAACAATATGAGTTTGCAAAAAAACGAGACTTACCTATTAGTGGTGCAACTCAAAAGTATTATGACCAAATGGAAAATGTAGCTCTTAATAAAAAAGGTGGCATGATCAAAAAGTCTGCTGTGAAAAAGCGTAAAGGATTTTCTGGTCGTGGCGTAGGTGCAGCACGCAGAGGCTTTTAATTAAAGCAAGAAAGGAAAACTACAATGTATGGTAAAAAGAAAATGATGGGTGGTGGTAAAGTTAAGAAGTACAAAGATGGCGGTGCTATCACTCAGCAACAGGAAATGGCTATGGGTAAAATGTCTAAGTCATCCAAATCATCAAAGAGTAAAAGTAAAAAAAGCAAGGGCGGTTGTCAGAATAGACTGTACATGTAATGCCTCTTAAAAAAGGTTCAAGCCAAAAGACAGTTAGTGCAAACATTCGTAAGCTGAAAAAGGAAAAGTATCCTCAGAAGCAAGCGGTGGCAATTGCATTAAGTCAGGCAAGAAAGAGTAAGGGAAAAAGGAAACGTGGCTAAACTATGTCCAAAGGGTAAAGCTGCAGCAAAGCGTAAGTTTGATGTATATCCATCAGCTTATGCAAATATGTATGCGTCTGCTGTTTGTAGTGGTAAAGTAAAGCCGGGTGGAAAGAAAAAGAAAAAAGTTGTAAAGAAGAAAGCAGGTGGTGGTTTACGCAAATGGGTAGACGAGAAGTGGGTTGATATTGGTGCACCAAAGAAGGACGGAAAGTATCAACCCTGTGGAAGAAAGTCAACTAAGAGTACAAAGCGTAAGTATCCTAAATGTGTGCCACTTGCAAAAGCAAAGAGTATGACAGCAGGACAGAAAGCATCTGCAGTAAAGCGTAAGCGAGCAGTTAAGCAAGGTGTAGGTGGTAAGCCCACAATGGTTCGTACTTTTAAAACTAGCACTAAAACACGCAGGAAAAAATAATGGCTGTAAAAAAGAAACGTAAGTCTACTGGTAAGGGAATGAAGGGTCATACTATTGGCGGTGGACAGAAGCGTCCTACCAAACAAGGTGCAGGTATGACTGCAAAAGGAGTAGCTAAGTACCGCAGAGAAAATCCCGGTAGTAAATTACAGACTGCTGTAACTGAATCTAATCCTACAGGTAAACGAGCAGCACGCAGAAAGAGTTACTGTGCACGTAGCGCAGGACAAATGAAACAGTTTCCCAAAGCTGCTAAAAATCCTAATTCAAGATTACGGCAAGCACGTAAGAGATGGAAGTGTTAGATGGCTATAGGTAGATCAAGTATACCACAACAGATTACTAAAGTACCTAGTAAGAAAAGAAAAACTAAACGTAAAGTTAACAGGAGAATTAAAAATGGCAGTAAAAGAGTATACGTATAATTGGATTAAAAATCCTCGTACACAAGAGGACGTTTTAAAGATGACTGGTAAACCTACAGGTCAGGGTTTTGGTGCTGCACGTAAAGGTCCACAGGTTAAAGGTGCAGAACAAGATGTTGTTGTAGATTATGAACCGGGTAAGATTGTAGAGTATAACGACTAAGGATAACTCTAATGAGTACCAGCGGCACATATAACTTCTCAATGGATATTGATGAAGTTATTCAAGAAGCAATGGAAATGATTGGTGGTGAACAGACATTAGGACATGAACCTAAGTCTGCTCGTCGTTCAATTAATCTTCTTTTACAGGATTGGCAGAATCGAGGAATTCTTCTATGGACTGCTGGTACTACAGTAGTTTCAGTTTCTACTAGCGTTACAGCTTATGCTCTTACCTCTAGCACAATAGATATTACAGAGGCAGTATTAAGTAGAGATAATACTGATTTACAACTTGAAAGAATTAGCATGGAAGAGTATCTTAAGATACCTCGAAAGAGTCAAAAGGGAAGACCTACACAGTATGCTATTCGCCGTGATCGCGCTAACCCTACTCTTTACCTCTGGCCTGTACCAGAAAATACAACAGATACTCTTAAACTAGAACAGATAAAGTATACACAAGATGTTAATAAGTCTGCTGTACAAATTGCTGATGTATCGAGACGTTTTCTTCCCTGTCTTACAGCAGGTCTATCATACTTTATGTCAATGAAGCGACCCGGTGTAGATGGTTCACGTATTCAGTTTTTAAAGATGGAATACGAAGAAAGACTTTCAAGAGCAATGGACGAAGACAGAGAAAGAGCAAGTGCCTATTTTCTACCACGATTAAATAAAGTATAATTATGGCAAGCAACAAGCGAGCATTAGCAATATGTGACACTTGTGGTTTTCAGTACCCTCATAGGGTATTGAAGATGAATAGTTATGGTATGCTTGTATGCCCTACAGATTATGATGGAGCATATGATCTAAAGAATCATCCGCAGAATAGGACTGCTAATGTACGAGATGACGAGAGTATTCGTAATCCACGCCCACCATTGAATAATGATCGAAATCTAGTATGGAATAATGCTACTAATACTTGGGAAAATTATGACACTGATTGGAATATGATATAATGGCAACACTTACTGGATCAACAATTGCAAATAGTTATAAGCAGCTTCTCCAAGTAGGAAGTAATAATACTGGACTTACTGGAACAGTACAGACTGTTCAAGACGGATCAGGTACAAACTCAGGACTGCAGCTTAGTAATTCTACTGTTAACATTAATGGAACATTTCAGCTTAATGGTGTAACTCTTACTGCTAATGCATCTACACTAAATAATCTAGCTGATCTTACTGGTGTTGTAGGTCTTGTTGCTGTAAGCGGTGGAGAAGTAAACGGTAGAACTTTAACTGCTGGTGCAGGCATTGCAATTACTAATGGTGATGGTACTGAGGGCAATCCAACTATTGCTGTAAGTTTAGAAGATACAACAATTAATGTTGCTAAAGTATCTGCTTCTATTGCTACATTTAATAGTATTGTTAGCGCAGCATTCTTTGTAGGTGATGGTTCAGGTCTGATAAATGTTCCATCTGCCGAAGGTGGTACTGTTAAATTTATTGAAGCAGGTACTGGTATTAAGATTACAGTTGATGGTGCAGTATCAAGTTCAATACCTGTAAGTGGTACAATCCTTGTTTCTGCAGACCAAAACTTTGGTACAGTTTCAGTTAGTACTGCTCTTGCAGTAACAGGTGATCTGCTTATCTCTGGTGTTACTGCTGCAACAGTAAATGATGTTGCTGCAGTATCAGCATTAACACAGACAAACCTTGATTCAATTACCAGTATTAATACTGTAGTTGCAAATGTTTCAGCACTTACTTCAGTTAATGCTGCAGCTATTACAAGCATTAATACTGTAGTTGATAATCTTGACTTTGCAACAAGTGCTGAACTTGCTGCAGTATCTGTATTGACGCAAACAAATCTTGATTCAATTACAAGTATTAATACAGTTGTAGATGCAGTATCTGCAGTTACGTCAGTTAATACTGCAGCTATTACCAGTATTAATACTGTAGTTGCAAATGTTTCTGCGCTTACATCTGTAAATACTGCGGCTATTACCAGTATTAATACAGTAGTAGAAGCAGTCTCTGCACTTACTTCAGTTAATACTGCTGCAATTACAAGCATCAATACTGTAGTAGAAGCAGTCTCTGCTTTAACAAGTGTGAACACAGCAGCTATTACAAGTATCAATACTGTGGTAGAGGCAGTATCTGTTATAACATCAGTTAATTCTGCTGCAATTACAAGTGTTAATACAGTCATTACAAATCTATCAGCAACATTAGCAACAAGCATTGCAAACCATTTACCTCTTGCTGGTGGTACACTAACTGGTACAGTAAGCGGTACAGACTTTTATGTAAGTGCGGTTGCTATTGGAGTAGATGCGCTTCTAGGAAAAGAACTTCGTATTGGTACTGCTGCTGTAGCAGATATTGTAAGTCTCACAGATGCAGCAAGTATTGCAGTTGACTTTAATACAGGACAGAACTTTGCAATTACACTAGCAGGTAACAGAACATTAGAAAATCCAACCAACTGTGTTGCAGGTCAGGTAGGAAGTATCTTTATTGTACAAGATGGTACAGGATCAAGAACACTTGCCTTTGGATCAAACTGGGATTTTCCTGATGGTACTGCTCCTGTTATTTCTACTTCTATCAATGCAGTAGATAGGTTAGACTATATTGTACATACATCTACAGATGTTCACGGATTAGTAACAAAGGCATATTCATAAATGGTATTTAATAATAATCTTCTTTTAGGTGCTGCAGGTCAGGGTGGTGGGGCAACACCATTTGACCCAACGCTAATTGGTAATTCAGTGTGGTTAGATGGTAGTGCTGACTATCTTAATAGAACACCATCTAGTGCTGGTACAACAACTCGTTGGATAGTTTCTTGTTGGGTGCAGCCAAATAAAGTTGATAATCTTGCAGACTCACAAACAATTTTTAGTGCTGGGACTGCTCTTGGAAATATAACTTGGCTTGGATTTTCCTCCTTAAACCAGCTTGATTTTTATGTTTATCAAAGTGGTGTAACTGCAAGAAAAACAAGCAGTGCTAAGTACAGAGATGTTGGTTGGTATCATATTTGTGTTAGTTTTGATTCAGGTAGCGGCATTCCCGCCAATGATAGAATTAAATTATTTGTGAATGGCATTGAAGTTACCGATTTGTCTGCAAACACAGATACCCCTAGCGGTGAAACAACTGCTTTTAATGATAATGTTTTACATGAAATTGGTAGGTATAGTTATAACAGTACCCGGTATATTCCTGCCTATCTAGCACAATTCACTATGCTTGAGAATAAATCTTTTCAAAATGGTGATTTAAGTATTAGTGACTTACTTGATAGTTTTACCTTTGGCACTAATGGTTCTCAGTATGTTCCAAAAGCTGATGCAGACATAGCTGCTCTTGCAACTGCAGCAGGAGGAAATAGCTTCTGTCTTGACTTTGCAGATAGTGGTGATCTGGGAAATGATATTAGCTCTAACGCTAATGATTTCACTCCTAATAGCATGAGCAGTGCTAATCAGTCAGGCAATACACCTAGCCATGTATCTACAATATTTAATGTTATAAATGCTGGATCAACAAGTTATGCAATACTTTCAGAAGGCAATAGAAAAGCATCTTGGGTAAGTAGTGGGGGACATTCTTTTACTACTACTCTGAGTTTTGATGGTAGTGACTCTAGTGGCTTTTATATTGAAATTGAAACACCTACTACAAACGGAATAGATTATCCCGCCGTAGGTGTATGGTCTACTTTATATCTTGATAACAATACTCTCGCTGCAAAAAATAGTAGCGGATCACCTTCGCTTACTTTGGGTTTTAATGACGGAAGTTGGCGATTAAATCCCAACGGTACAAAACGCTATCACAATAATGTTTCAAGCACTGTTACTGGTACTGCTCTTTCATCAGGAGGGCGTTTTGCTATTTGTGTAAAAAACAACAAGTTGTATATTGGCACAATTTCTGGAACAACACTTACATGGAGTAATAGTGGTGATCCAGATGCTGAGACTGGCGAGCTTTACACACTAGACGCTTCTGATAATAAGTATCAGATTGGTGGAATTGTATATAGCACAGGTAATCTTTTATTGCATACTAATTCTGATGAATGGGTAGCATCAAGTATTCCATCAGATGTAAAGTCTATTACCTCTGACAACTTAGCAGCACCAGACTATCAAGGCATAGATTATTTTAACGCTACTCTGTACACAGGTAACGGCACTGCAATTGGTTCTGGTGGTAAAGCAGTCACAGGCGTTGGATTTCAACCAGATTTTACATGGATCAAGAATAGGGATGCAGCGGACAGTCATATTTTGACTGATGTTGTGCGAGGCGTAACCAAATATATATCGTCTGATTCATTTAATGCCGAAGTAACAAATGTCGAATCGTTGTCTACATTTGACACTGATGGTTTTACAGTTGGTAATTTAGATGCTGTTAATACTAACACAGAAGATTACGTGTCGTGGAACTGGCTTGCTGGCGGTACTGGTTCGTCAAACACAAATGGCTCTATAACTTCAACTGTTACCGTGGCAAATGCAGATCATTTTTCAATTGGAACGTACACTGGAACAGGTGCTAATGCAACAATCGGGCATGGTCTAGGTGGCGCACCAGAAATGATTATTGTTAAAAACACAGGGACAGCGGAGAATTGGCCTGTTTATCACAATGGTATCGCAAGCGATGCCGAAACCGATGTGTTGTTCTTAAATAACACATTGGCCGCATCCGACAGCCCGGTTTACTGGAACGATACTGCGCCGACTTCCTCAGTGTTTACTGTTGGCACGGATAATGCCGTTAATGCATCTTCCGGGACTTTAAGCTTCTTCGCCTTCCGATCAGTTCCCGGTGTGTGCAAGGTCGGGTCTTACACCGGAAACGGTAATGCCGATGGACCGTTTGTTTCTCTCAATTTTAATCCAAAACTGTTTTTACTAAAACGAACAGATGTGGCGAATGATTGGCTTTTGGGATACCTGCCAAACGGCTCGAACTCTGGCGAGTATCTGTTTGCAAATAGCAACGTAACAGGTGGCACTCTATCGCTTGATATGCTTTCTACCAGCATTAAGATAAGAACCTCTGGCACAACCTACAACGCTTCCGGTGGAAATTACGTCTTTCTAGCCATGGCAGACATAGGTGGTAATGGTACGCTACCCCCTATATATGGTAGGTAATTATGTTTAAAAATCTATTTAGTAAAAAGAAAAAAGCACATGAACTTAACAACTACAGACGATCACAGAGCATCCGTTATGAAGATGTTTGTATGTAAGAAAGGAAACTAAAATATGTGGGCAAGAATTATGGGCAGTCAGTTGGTAGAGATTATTAACCAGCCAAAAGCCATGACAATTAATAATGTGCAATATCCTAAGACAATCTTTACCCGTGCTTGGACAGATGAAGAACGTAAGGCACTGGGTATTGTACCTTATGTATATGAAGGTAGCAGAGTAGAAAATATGTTCTACACTTCTTCTGAGTCTGCCCCTGTTGTTGAAGAGAACAGAGTTGTTGTCACCAGAACACAAACTGCTAGAGATATTGATGCTATCAAAGATACAATGAAGAAGCATGTCTCTGATGTACTAAGTGGTTATCTAGCGCAAACTGATTGGATTGTTATTAGAGAGCAGGATACTGGTGCTGCAAAGCCAGCAGACCTTGCACAGTGGCGTACAGACCTAAGAGCAAAAGCTGATGCACTGGAAACTGCCATTGATGCAAAGACAGATGTAGCAGGTCTTGAAGCTATGACAGTACTTACACAAGAGATGGCAGATGCAGGTAAAGTTGCTGCAGAATTTAATGACTGGCCTGTTAACCCAAGAGAAACTGCTGTATAATAAATGAAACTTCTTTTTACATTGTTTCTTGTAGCTGTTATTTCAATACTGCCCAGTTGTAGTACAGCAGAAGCAAAAGAAGAATTATGGCATATAGGAGATGGAGTAACTGTATTTTTAATATGTGAAACTGAGAAGGACATTCTGGATATTGCTCTTGCAGATTCAAAATCAAAAGAGAATTTTAAAACTTCTATTGTAAAAAAACAACTAAAAAGAAAGTGTGTTCGTCTTAATCCTCCCTCTACTTTTGTAGTGCATGAGATTATAACTACTTATAAAGACTACGATCAAGTCTCTAATGTAGTATTAAAAGTACAGTCAGTCATAAGTAAAAATTTTTTTGGTTACATTCTAATTGCTGGAACAGTAGCACTACAAAAACATAACTCTTTATAAGGAAAGTAAGAATGGCAAGTACATATACTACTCGCATCAGATTAGAAAAACAGGGCGATGGAGAAAACCCTAATAGCTGGGGAGCAATTCTTAATCAGAATGTAATTGATCTGGTTGATGATGCTATTGCTGCATACACTACTGTAATTGTATCTTCTGCAGATGTAACTCTAACAGCCGCTGATGGTACAGCAGATCAGTCTAGGTCAGCTTTCCTTGAATTATCAGGTACTGTCTCTGCAAACCTTAATGTAATTATACCTGAAGAGTCAAAAGGTTTTATTGTTAACGATAAAACAACAAGAGAAAATTCTGCAACAATTACTTTTAAAACTGATGCAGGTGCAGGTTCTGCAATATCTGAAGGTGCAATTGCACACATTATTTCTGATGGTGTTTCAGTATATGGTTTAAATGCACAAGGTTTTGATCTTAGTTCTACCTTTGCTCTTATTTCAGGAAGCAATACATTTACTAATGTGAATGCATTCTCAAGTGCTGTAGGGTTTGCTACAAGTATTTCTGCTACTGAAGCATTTGTTAGCAATGCTGCATTTAATGTTGTTACTACATCAATTGAAACTGTAGGTAAGGCAACATTTACAGGGCAGGTTGCAGGTACACCTGTTACTCTTACTGATGCAACTTCTATTGCTCTTGATCTGTCTTCAGGTACAAACTTCCTTGTTACGCTTACTGACAATAGAACACTAGAAAATCCTACCAATACTGCATTAGGTCAGACAGGTCATATCTATGTTATTCAGGATGGTACAGGAAGCAGGACGTTAGCCTTTGGAGATTCATTTAAGTTTATTGGTGGTACAGCACCTACAATGTCTACTTCAATAAATTCAGTAGACCTTCTTGTATATAATGTAAGAGGCGTGTCAGCTATAGATACAGTTTTTGTTTCATCTTTTGGATAAAATATAAATGTCTTCTACTGCATCAACCCTTTCTAAATTTAATTTTAGACCCGGTATTCGCCGTGAGTCAACCCAGTATTCTGAGGAAGGTTCATGGTACGATTGTGATCGTGTAAGATTTAGAGAAGGTAAACCTGAGAATATTAGAGGTTATCAAAAGCATACTACCAATGATATACTTGGTATAGGCAGAGACTTAAAGACTTGGATTAATAATAATACAATTAAACTACTATCTGTAGGTACAGAAAAGAAACTATATCTTCTTTACAATGATTGGCCTTATGACATTACACCAATTGTAAGTACAGTTAGTATTGGTGATATTGGAACACAGGGTAGCTTCTCTACCAGTGCAGGTTCTAATCTTATTGAGGTAAGCCTTAATAATAACGGCGTTAGTATTGGAGACTTTATTAATTTTTCTAATACATCTATCAATGGATTTGGTACAAATGGTATAGACTTTTCTACTTCAGCATATGGTGGACCTACCTTTGAAGCTGTGAGTGTATCAGGATTAAATCGTTTTTATATTAGTGTTGCAAGCATTGCTACAAGTACAGAGACAAATCAAGGTCATGGTGTAGCAGGTTTTCTTCTTGCTACAGGACAACTAAATCCAATTCAAGGTTTAGGTTATGGTGCAGGAGTATATAATGCTGGTGCTTCTACAACAGGAGTGCGTGCTTGGAATGAACCTGCTACCGCTTCTAATATTACTTTTCTTGCAACGCAGTGGTCTTTGGATAACTTTGGTGAAGACCTTCTTGCTGTTCGTCGTGGAAGTAACTTACTTCACTGGGATGCAGATGCAAGTACTGCACCAGTAAGAACTTCAATTGTAGGAACTGCTCCCTCTCAAATAAATAGTATTGTTGTTTCACCTAATGATCGTCATGTTATTGCTTTTGGAACAGAAGAGTATGGTACTTCTACATTCAATCCTCTTCTTATCCGTTGGTCAGATCAGGAAGATTATTCTAACTGGATACCTTCAGTTTCTTCTACATCTGGTGAACTGCAGTTAATTGATGGCACACAGATTCAGGGTGGTATTCGTTCTCGTAATGCTATTCATGTATGGACAGATAAAGCAATGTATGCTTTGCAGTTTGTTGGTCCACCATTTATATTTAACCTTACACAACTAGGTTCTAATTGTGGATTAATTGGTCCACATGCAGCAATTAATGTGGACGGTGCAAGTTTTTGGATGAGTGACAATAACTTCTTTATCTTTGATGGAAGAGTAAGAAAACTAGATTGCACAGTAAGACGTTATCTTTATGATGACTTTAATATGACTAACAAAGATAAAGTCTTTGCAGGAGTTAATTCAGAGTTTCATGAAATTATATGGTTGTATCCTACAGCTAACTCTTCTGAACCTAATGCCTACGTTATCTACAACTTTATGGAAGAAACATGGTATTATGGTACGTCTTTCTATACAACATTTAACAACAGTGATGTATTCCTAAATACAATTGCAACAGGAAGAGTTTCTGCTACTGCTGATACATATATCTGGGACAATGAACCTACATCTGTCTTTACTGGTGATGGTCAAGCATTGTCTTCCTTTCTTGAGTCTGCAGACTTTGACATTCAAGATGGCGATCAGATTATGTTTATGAATAAAATTGTTCCTGACTATACAATAAATCAAGGATCAATTAGATTTTCAATTAATACTAAAATGTATCCTTCTGGTAGTGCAATTGAAAAAGGACCATACACTATTAATAATGCTACACAAAAGATTGACTTTCGTGCACGTGGAAGACAGGCAAACATTAGAGTATCTACTGCTGACTCAGGTACTTCATGGAAGTGGGGTAGTGTTAGACTAGGACTACAACCAGATGGTAAACGCTAATGGCTTTTCTTTATCCTGAACTACCACAGTATGCGCACTTAGATAAGAATGATGTAGAGAAGTTATACAACTATCTTGTTTCATATGCAGGAGAACTAAAATTTCTTCTTGAGGCAAGGGATACACAGGTTGATAACTCACCTGCTTCTAAAGTTTTAACAGTAGTCACAGTAGCTTCTATAGGAAGACCTGTTAATGGAGATGTAGTATTTGCTGCAAGTGCAGGTAAGTACAGAGGTTATGTAAGTGGAACAGGATGGGTGGACTTTCACTAATGTATGATATAAATAAAATGGCACAATTCTTGCAGAGTAGTAATTACATACAGAATGTAAATACTGGATTAGTACAGCCACCGGAGTATACTACAGGTTCACCTATGGCATATTCACAAACTCCATTGTATAATAATCCTAATACGTTACATGCTGACATGACACAAATACAATCAAACTATCTAAATCCAAAACAGGTACTGTAATAATGAATTATATAAACCCCAATGCACCAGCAGCAGGACTTACTCGTTTACTTAATATGCGAGATAACAACCCTGCCACACAACTAGCCTATGTTCCTACAAAGGACATTGCAGCTATGGGAAGTATGGGTGGACTGGAGTTTAATCCTTACTCAGGTATTCCACAGGCACGTGGTATTGCTGCAGTAGCTGATGGTGGTAGTATACAGAATGCACCACTAGCACCTGTAGCAAATGAACTTGCAAGCCGTGGACGTTATGGTGACAGTATGTTGTTGCATGTACGTCCTGATGAACTACGGGGACTTGCATCTCTTGGTACATTAACAATCAATCCTGATACAGGACTACCAGAAGCATTTAATTTTAGATCACTTCTTCCTGCAATAGGTGGTGCAATTGGTACTATGATTCTTCCCGGTATAGGAACGGCTATTGGATCATTTGTGGGTGGTCTTGCGGCTGGACAAAAGCCGGGACAAGCTGCACTAGGCGGTTTAATGTCAGGTGTTACTGCAGGAGTTATGCAGGGACTTTCACCAGCTGGTTTTGAGCAAGGTGTTGCTCCCGGTGCAGAAACATTTGGTGGTGGTATGTTTGGAGAAACTTTAAGTGGTGCAGCAGGACAAAGTATGCAAGCTGCAAGTGCTGCTAGTATGCCTTTAACTACACAAGTAGGATCAATCTCTTTATCTGGAAGTGGTAATTTTGGTGGTGGTATGTTTGGAGAAATACCTGCTGCGGCTACAACTGCTACTGTTTTACCTGCTCCAACAATAGATACATCTCTAATTAGTAAAGGAATAAGTCCCGGCGAAACTTATTTTAAATATACTGGAGAAACAACTAAACCCGGTGCAATATCTAAATTTTTTGGTGCTGAACCTTTAAAAACTGGAGATGTGCTTTCAAGACAAGCAGCTATTGATAAAGGATTTATGCCATCTGATATTACTATATCAGAAAGAGCAGGTCAAGTTCTTGGTGATCCTCAAACCTATATTGGTGGAGCTTTAACTACACTAATGCAACCACCAGAATATGAAGAATTAGATATACAAGAACCAACATTAGGTCCATCCTATGTACCACGTGAACGTACACTTGCTGGTGGTACACAGTCACCTGCTCGTTCATCAGAAGAATATCTTCGCATGGCACTAGAGGGTGGTTATCAACCACTATCAGAACAGTATCGTTATGCTGCACAGGGTGGACTTGTAGGTTTGGCAGAGGGTGGACAAACTAAACAATTTATTGATCAGCCTGAATTAACTCAAATGTCTATAACACCAGAAAGTCAGAGAGTAAGTAATGATATTTCTCAATCTCAACAAAATATATCTAATAGATTTTTTGATGAGTTAGAAAGTAAAGGTGGTGTTACGGCTATGATTTCTCGTTTACTTCTAAGAAATAATCCAGAAGCTATACAATTTGTAAATCAAAATGTTTCAATTCCTAATTCTTCTTCTGGTGGGTTAAACTCATTTGATACAGCAGATAGAGGACTATACACAAAATATACTGGCGGTCTTGTTGCATTGCAAGAAGGCGGCACACCTGAACAGGGAGTATTGCAGTCACAACTATCACCAGCAGTACAACAACCATCAGCACCACCACCAGTGCTACAACAGCAGGAACAACAGATATCTGAACGTGCACGGCAGGACGAACTATTACAACGTGATCAGGCAATGTCACGTGGACAACAATTTATTGAACAACCTACAGGTAATCAGCAAATGTTTCAGCAGATGCAAAATGTAGGTCAAGTTATTGGACGACAACTAGCACAAGGACCAGAATCATATGCAACTCCACCGGGTCAGTCAGCCGCTCCTTCTTCTTTTGTTTCTGGTACTAGCTTTGGGTTTAACACAGGTGGGTTGGTAGGGTTAAGAGAGGGAGGAGATATTCCTCAAGAAGAAAGTATTGAACCTTATGTTTCTTTTTTAAAAGAAAAAGAAAAGTTTAAAGCCAAGCCCTATATACCTACAAAAGGAGACAAGCCAACTATAGGTTATGGTCATACAGAAAATGTAAAAATGACAGATAAAGAAATAACAGAAGAGCAAGCTGACTTATTACTAAGAAGCGATATAAGAAAAAGACTACCTAAAATTAAAAATAAAATAAAAGATTTTAATTCTTTTCCGCAAAGTTTAAAAACAGCTATGGTAGGTGAATGGTTTAGAGGAAGTTTAGGTGGTAGTCCTGAAACTATAAAATTAATTAATGCTGGAAAGTATGATGAAGCAGGAAAAGAATTTTTAAATAATGAAGAATATAGAAAAGCAGAGGAAAGAAAAAGATCAGGAATTAAACCTCGTATGGAACTTGTTTCTAGTGAACTAAAAAAACTATCTGATTTAACAACTAAAGACATGTATGATGATAAACCTTTTAGTTCTGTTTATTCAGGTATGCCCACTGTACAAAAAGAAACTCAAATGGCTAAGTTATCTGATACAGAAAATGACGCAGGAATACTTTCCATACTAAGAAATATACTTAGTGGTGAAGATAAACAATATGAAGTACAATCAGGAGATACTTTATCTGCTATTGCAAAACAACAAGGTATGTCTTTAGATGAGTTGCTTGAAGCAAATAAAAATATTTCTAATCCTAATGTTATTAGACAAGGACAAGAAATAGCTGTTCCTGATCAAAGTTCATTTTTAGATAGAGTACGTGGTGCATTAGGTTATGCACAAGGTGGTGATATTGGTCAGTACTTTGAAGGTCAGGTAGTTGGTAATGGTGATGGTATGTCAGATCAAATACTCTTTGAAGTAGAGGGCAACAATCCTGACAAAGCCTTGCTAAGTCGTGACGAATATGTTATACCTGCAGATGTGGTAGCAATGCTTGGTAATGGTTCTTCTAATGCAGGATCAGAACAGTTAGATAATTTTATTAAAGGTATACGTCAAGATTCATTTGGAACACAAAAGCAACAAAGACAGCTTAATGCACAGCAAGGTTTAGGAGGGTTAGTATAATGGGAGGAGCAAGAGGTGTAACTACAACACCTACAACACCATCAACAGTACCAGCAACACCAGCACCAGCAACTCCACAGTTGGTAAATCGTGGTGCAGGTATGTCTACATTGCCAGTGTCACCAGCAGGTCCAGCAGGTTTTCCAAGTACATCAAATAAAGGTGGTGGTTCTGCTACTCTGCCTTCTCCTACATTTGCTTCTGATCCAGTAGTAGCACAACCATTACCTACACCTGTGCAGAGTAATAAAGGTGGTGGTGTTTCTTCACCTCTTACACCTACACCTACATTACCTTCTTCAGGACTTGCAAGTATTCCACTGTCTCCATATGGCAGTACTGGCTATACTTCTCCCGGTCCACAAATAGATGTAACTGAATTATCTAGGACTAATTTTGATGACGAACTTACTGCGAGAGATACACTACGTAGACTTGAAATAATGGAGAAAAGATTTGCAGATCAAGATGCAGCAGCAGCTAATGCACCTACTGCAGAACAAAGACGGGCAGAAGAAGACAGGCTATTTGCAGAGAGGCAAAGAAGATTTATGGCAGCACAAGCTGATGGTCATTAACAAGAACAATAATAATAAAAAATGAAAC